AGTAAGTGTGATTTACTGACCCCCACAGTGCGTGTAGAGGCCGCTGCGCTGGCCGTGAGAGGCAGAATGGTGTGGTTCTGTGTGACAAAGTGCAATAAAGTGTGGAATTGTGTGACCATTTGAGCATAGCCTCTCCAACCACAGTGATCTCAAAAAATTTTTGCATGATTTCTAGTGTGGGACTCTGTGTTTTCGCACCGTTCGCCACCATTTTGTCACCAGATCCCACCGAGTCCCTGACCGCGTACGGTGAGTCTACGGTGGCCCCGCTGCGTGAGATTCATGTGCGCACTGTACTAAGCAGTGGGATCACAGCTATATACTAGTATGATCTCTACACTGGCTATGCTGCCTTTCATCTTCATACTCACACACATAGCTGTTCAAGGTGATTCATACACAGTGAGATACCAGGCTAGGATCTGTGTCTTCTGTTATCTTGCGATCGCTGTGGCATTTTGGCTATAGGCCCCGCTGCTAGATATACCAAAATGCATTGACAGTACAGGACTTTGACTGTATAATATACACATGCTTAAGAAAAAGCTGTTATCTAGGAGCAGAGAATCCGTGACATTACCAGATGAAAGATACCGTGCAGTGCGGCACACAGAACAGTTTCTTCAACGACTAGCGGCTGGGGAATATCCCCGTGTGGCCAAGGCAGTTCGTGATGAAGCTAGAGCATTGCTGCGACACTATCCTAATGGTTATGACATGGATCGTGCAGCGCGAGCCTGTCCTGATGTGTTTGTGGAACGCTATGAAGATCTGCACAGATTCGTCTTGCAGGCCCGTCGACTAGCTCCCACTGACGGAGGGGAACAGCAGCAGGAGATCACAGACTAAGCAACAGTTTAGGGCCTCTAGCTCATGTTGGTTAGAGCAGCGGACTCATAATCCGTTGGTGCCGTGTTCGACTCACGGGGGGCCCACCACAACGCAGCAGCACAGCAATCTGACCGTAGTTCAGGGGATAGAACAACAGCCTTCTAAGCTGTGGGTCGCTGGTTCGATTCCAGCCGGTCAGGCCATTACAGCAGCAACAGCAGCAGAGAGAACGCACAGTGTACCGGCATCCCAATCCCATGGATCCTCTAGATCCCTTTAAACGTTGGTATCGCCAGCTATGGCCCCTGCAGCGTGTGGGAGTGTGGATCTGCGCAGCTGTAGTGGTGTGGGCACTGCTGCTGTGGGTCACCATCTAACAGCAGCAACAGCAGCAGGGGCAGAGCGCAGCGAGATATCTGAGGAACCCTAAGGGTTCAAGGGTCTTTACATTTTGGTTGACAGAATGGTGAAATGGTGCTATAATTATAACATGAACTTAGAAAAGCCCACTCGTAAAAAGCGTCAAGACCGTACTCATATCATCTATGAGCTACGTGTCAACGGACTGTCTTACATAGGCGTCACTGCCAAGACTGAGACTACTATTAATAAGAGTGTTCTTGCTCGTGCAGCCAAGCACTTCTACAGAGCCAAGAAAGAGAACAAGGACTGGCTCTTGTGCCGGGCTCTGCGCTCGCTGAACGACAAGAGCGAGATAGAAGTACTTGTTCACGAAACACTCAGAGGCAAGGCAGCGGCACACCGGCGTGAGGTGGCTCTGCGCCGTGAAATTAACCCTGCGCTGAACACGGATGTTCGCGGGGACTGATTGACAGCACAGCAGATTGGCACTATAATTAACACATACACACAAAGGAGCGAGCAATGTCATTATTCGATCAAGACTACAAAGTCATACAGGGTCTACAGCAACGCCTGGGCGGGTTGGGTCTCCTAGAGACTCTGACCTACATAGAGTCCAACACTGCTGAGTTCTCACTGCAGGAACTTCGCAGCTTTTACCACATCATGAGCGAGATGCGTCAGCTGTTCGCGCCTGCAGAAGCTGGTTGACAGCGTTGCAGAATGGTGCTATAATACACACATGTTAACAAAGGAGCGAACGATGTCAGCATTAGCAAAGTTTATAGAACAGAAGAATCACTGGAACAGCTTCTTCAAGGGCGAGCAATACGAGATCGCTACACAGGCAGGGCGTCAACGTGTAGCAGATATGATCGACTCTGCACTTAGCCCAGAGAACCTTACCTGCGATGGCGAGCTGCCCAGGTCAGAAGTACAGCGCCGCTACCGAGAGCTGATCACAGCTGCCAAGCAGTTGAAGAAGTTGGACCCTTCAGTTACATTCTACGAATACTCAGAGGAGATTGCATGAGACCCTACGAGTGTTTTTATCGTAATCAACGTTGCTCTGTAATGGCTGAGTCCAGCTACAGCGCACAGCAGAAAGCAGCCACGATATTCAAGGCACGTAAAAGCCATGAAGTGAGTGTGGTTTTAGCAGATGTTGTGGTTGACACAGCAGCAGTTTGAGCATATAATATACACTTACACACACTAATAGGAGCGACGACTATGGGAACACGATCAAGAGTAGGTGTCATGCATGGCACAGTCTGCAAGAGTGTCTACTGTCACTACGATGGCTATCTAGAGTACACAGGCAAGCTGCTGCTTGACCACTACAACTCAGCAACAGCCAACGAGTTGGTAGCACGTGGAGACAACAGTGGAGTTCAGAAGTCCCTCGAGGACATGAACTTCTACACGGATCGTGGCGAAACCAATGTCAGCTGGCAGGTTGCGCACACCTTTGAAGAGTTCCTTGAGCAGGTCCACAACTGCGGGGGCGAGTACTACTATATCATGCGTGATGGTGAGTGGTACGCTGGCTCAGTCTACGGTGCCAAGGGCTTGGTCATGAATGGGTTGGTTCCCCTAGCAGAAGCTGTTGCTGCCAACACCATTGAGCAATTGACTGCAGAAACAACAGAAACCCAGATAGCACAAGTGTTATTCAAATAGGGGTTGACAACAGCCCCAAATGGTCGTATAATACACACATGTTAAACACAAATAGGAGCGAAACTATGCAGATTATTCTTAGTGCAGGCAAGTACGGTAAGCCTAATCAAATCTATGCAGGCATCCAATTGACCCTAGATCAGCCCTTTGTGAGCAGGCCCAAGGAGGGCTACGAAGGCTTCATCAAGGTGGTCAATGACGGAGCAAACATCCGTGGCGGTGGCACCACCTGCGAAGTACTGTGCAATGAGGCTGACATCGAATATGTTACTAGTTCAACCCCCGTACCACAAGGAATCAGCATGCTGAAAGCACTGAAGAAGACTGCCAAGAACTCCGCAGAAGTCACGGACTTCACACAGGTCAAAGTGCCAGACGCTGTGGTTGCGCACGAGACAGACGAAGAGATCGTAGAGCGACTGCGCAATCGTTTCCAGGTCTTGCAGGACATGACCCAGGCAGTCAAAGAAGGTACTGTACGAGCAATGATCGTCACAGGCCCTCCGGGTGTAGGCAAGAGCTTCGGAGTTGAAGAAGTTCTGGGCAAACAGGATCTGTTCAATACACTGGGCAACAAGCGTCCCAAGTACGAGATCGTGAAAGGTGCTATGAGTGCCATTGGCCTCTACTCTAAGCTCTACCACTACAGTGAAAAGGGCAATGTCATCGTGTTTGATGACTGCGATTCAGTGCTGTTAGATGACTTGAGCTTGAACATTCTCAAGGCCGCTTTGGATTCTAGCAAGAAGCGTACTATCTCGTGGAACACTGATTCACGTATGTTGCGTTCAGAGGGAGTGCCTGACAGCTTTGAGTTCAAGGCAGGTGCTATCTTTATCACCAACATTAAGTTTGAGAATGTACGCTCTAAGAAGCTACAGGATCACTTGGCGGCACTAGAGTCACGCTGTCACTACGTGGATCTGCAGATGGACACAGACCGTGAAAAGGTCCTGCGTATCAAGCAGATCGTAGAAGATGGCATGCTGGACTCCTACGAGTTTGAGCCTGTGGTCAAGGACGAAGTCGTAGACTTTATCGTAGAGAACCGTTCAAAGATGCGTGAGTTGAGCCTGCGTACGGTGCTGAAGGTAGCTGATCTGCGCAAGAGCTTTGCTACCAATTGGAAAGGCATGGCAGAAGTCACTGTGATGCGGGGAGCACGATAATGGCAGGGTGCCAATATCTGGGTCCGGAATACGACCCTCACAGACACAGAGGGCCCACGCCCTTCTGTGGTGCTGAGACCATTCAGGGCAAGAGCTACTGTCACGATCACTACTACGTGGTCTACAAGAAGGGCACAGCAGTCAACGGCAAGAAGCGTGAGAAGGCTGTGGACCAAGAGATCGCTGAGCTTAAACGCCAGCAGGAGTTAGAGGAGATAGATAATGTTTGATAGCATGCTGAAGATTGGGCTAGCCATAGTGTTGATAGTGGTCTTGTTGGCCATTGGACCCTGGTTAGTGATTTGGGCTCTGAATACACTGTTCCCCCTGTTGGCTATCCAGTTCACGTTTTGGACTTGGTGTGCTGTGGTGATCCTGGGCACGTTCTTTCGAGCGAATGTGTCTGTAAAACGGAAGGATTGAGGTTGCAGATGATCTGTGATTCATGTATTATTAACTAATGCTGAAGAACAGATAATCAGCTGTTAACAAAGGAAACTTAAAAATGAAGAGATTCAATCCAGAAACAAAGACTTTCAAGGTCTTCCACGCACTGTACAAAGGTGCTGCTCTTACCCAAAGCCAAGCTGAAAAGCGTTTTGGTGTCAAGAACTTGGCTGCAGAAGCCAGCCGTATCCGCCAAGCAGGCTACGCTGTTTATTCAAACAGCCGCACAGCTGGCAACGGCGTAACAGTCACAGAGTATGTGATGGGCACACCTAGCCGTGAAATCGTAGCACTTGGTTACAAAGCCAAGAGCATGGGCATCACAGTCTAAGCAGTTGTTTCTCGACCCTAAGGGTCGTTCAAAGAACAAGCCGATTCGCTCCCGGGGCGTTCTTTGGAGGGTGTTGTAGAAATACAACACCCTTTTTCTTTGGCCGGCACTCCCAAAAAGAGGTTGACAGATTGGATACATAGTGTTATAATACACACATGAACAAGCAAGGAGTGAACCAAATGGCATTCAATTACGAAAAATACTACGCAACTCTTTTCCGTAAGCGTGGTTACCACCTAATCAACGGTGTGTGGTACTACGATGCAGAAGGCAAGTACCAAGTTTACAACACAGCATCCTAAGGAGTGACTATGCAATTCACTGCTGAACAAGTTTGGGCCTGTGCTGCTGCTGCGCAGCGTATCAACGAAGGCTACTTCAAAGAAGATCAATGGGACACAGCTGAGGCTGGAGTCAAGATCAAGACCGCCAACAAGCTCTTGGTCAAAGATTGGCTTCGCACCAATGACTACTCCCAGATCACTGCTGCAGATACTGCAGAGGGGATCCGTGCTCGTAACCATTTCAAATCTTACACTCTACTGGCCATAGCTGGCAGACTCAACGAGTTCCAAGAGACTGCAATGAAGCTGGCAGCCAAAGAAGAGTTCACAGGTCGCGATATGTATGATTTCGCTGTGATCTCATGCTTGCCTTCAGTGTCTGTGCGTGATGCTGCGAACGCGGAACTCAAACGCGAGATCTATACCTCAGAACAGCTCCACGGAGCTGAAGGGGATAGGATCCAAGGTGAAGTCACTGTGATCAACACCCGTTTCAATCCTGACTACAACAAGCACAAGATCCGGGGTCGCATGGGCGAGAGCTTCGTGGACTTTTGGTTCGGGTCTGCTCTAGAAGGCACAGTAAAGATCAAGGCCAAGATCAAGAGCCAACGTGGCGATAAAACAACACAGCTAAACTATGTGAAAATACTTGGTTGACAAACGGGTAAATTGGTGTTATACTTATGACACTGAGAGATTAATTGTTTTAACTGTTCTAACTAGCGAGGTCTTAATATGGCAAAAGCACAAGATATTTCCGTCCGTCAAGTTGGCCCTAAGGGTGCCAAGAAGGCGATCCGACACGCAATCAAGATGCGTCGTCCAACATTCCTCTGGGGTCCTCCAGGCATTGGCAAATCAGATCTCGTCAAGCAGATCGGTGATGACGCTGGTCGTGAGGTCATTGACGTTCGCCTGGCTCTTTGGGAACCCACAGACATCAAGGGCATCCCTTATTACAATGCAGAGCAGGGCAAGATGGTTTGGGCTCCTCCTGCAGAACTGCCCACTGATGCAGACTCTAAGGCAATCATCTTCCTAGATGAATTGAACTCTGCACCTCCAGCAGTCCAGGCCGCGGCCTATCAGTTGATCCTGAACCGCCGTGTTGGCACCTACCATTTGCCCAAGGGCGTGGATGTTGTGGCCGCAGGTAACCGCGAAGGTGACCGTGGTGTCACATACCGTATGCCTGCTCCGTTGGCTAACCGTTTCATCCACTTGGAAATGAAAGTGGACTTTGATGACTTCCAAGACTGGGCTACTTTGCACAAGGTGCATCCAGAGGTTGTGGGTTATGTGGGTTTTGCCAAGCAGGACTTGTATGACTTTGATCCTAAGAGTTCCTCTAAGGCGTTTGCAACTCCACGCTCGTGGGTGTTCGTTAGCGATCTACTGTCAGATGATGACTGCGACAACGACACATTGACAGCACTGATCGCAGGTGCTATTGGTGACGGCTTGGCTTCTAAGTTCATGGCTCACCGCAAGATCGCAGGCAAACTGCCCAAGGCTGGTGACATCCTCGACGGCAAGGTCAAGGACCTGCAGATCAAGGAAGTGTCAGCGATGTATTCTTTGACTGTTAGCCTGTGCTATGAGCTCAAGGACCGTGCAGAGAAGAAGGCTAAGAACTGGGACGATATGGCAGACTGCTTCTTCCGCTACATGATGGATAACTTCCCAACTGAGTTGGTTGTGATGGGTGCCAAGACCGCGCTCACCAACTATGACTTGCCCTTGGACGCTACTAAGATGAAATCCTTCGATGAATTCCACAAGCGTTTTGGTAAGTATGTTTTGAGTGCCATGGAGAATTAAGACCTCGCCCATGGCCGGGCTACGGGCTCCTCAGGGTTCGTAGCCCACCTTTTTTGGTTGACAGGTGTGTAAATAGATGCTATAATATACACATACTAAGGAGAGCGACTAATGGACCCAATCATAGAGAAACTAACAACTGCTAGAGTAGGACTGTTGCTCAAAGCACCGTTCTTCGGCAACATGGCAACTCGTATGAAGTTGATTGATGCTTCAGACTGGTGCCCTACCGCCGCAACCAACGGTCGTGACTTCATGTATAACAAGAAGTTCGTAGAGAAACTTTCTGTTAAGAAACTAGAGTTCCTGTTCGCACATGAGATCTGTCATGCCGTATTTGATCACTTTGGTCGTTTAGGTTCGCGTATTCCACAACTGGCGAACATCGCACAGGACTACGCTGTGAACCAGATCCTGGTAGATGAACGCATTGGTGAGAAGATCACTGAGGTAAAAATCTGCTATGACGCCAAGTATCGTGGATTGGCCTGGGAAGAGATCTATGACGAGCTCTTCGAAAAAGCAGAGAAGATCCCTATGGAACAACTGCTGGCACAACTAGGTGATCTCCTAGACGAGCACATCAAAGAAGAAGAAGGTGCTGGCTCGGGTGGTGGTGACAAGACCAAAGACGGCAAGGGCAAGCCCTCGTTGACTAAAGAAGAAGCCGAACAGATCCGCGATGAGATCAAGAACGCCATGATCCAAAGTGCCGCGGCCGCTGGTGCTGGTAAGGTGCCCGCAGGTATCCAACGCTTGATCAAGAACTGGACTGAGCCTAAGATGGACTGGCGCCAGTTGGTGCAACAAGAGATCCAAAGCATTGTTCGCAACGACTACTCCTTTCAGCGTGTGAATCGCAAGAGTATGCACAGTGGTGCTATCTTGCCAGGCATGAAAGAAGCAACTACCATTGACGTGGCAATCTCAATCGATATGTCAGGTTCTATCGGTGATGAAGATGCAACTGCATTCCTCAGCGAGATCAAGGGCATCATGGACCAGTACGAGGACTTCAAGATCAACCTGTGGTGCTTTGACACCGATATCTACAACTGGAAACAGATCACACACGACGAAGCTCATGAACTGGTAGAATATGAGCCACAGGGCGGCGGTGGCACAGACTTCGAAGTCAACTGGACCTTCATGGAAGAGAATGGTATCCAGCCCAAGAAGTTCATCATGTTCACAGACGGCTACCCATGTGGCGGTTGGGGCAACGAGGACTACTGCGACACGATCTTTATCGTCAAAGGCAATGAGAAAGCAGAAGCACCCTTTGGGCAGACTGTGATCTATGAAAAAGAGGCGGCGTGATTGGAGTGCCAGGGGTTGTGGCTTTTCTGCCACAGGCCCCGCTGCTTACGTGTGCGTGTAACCTATCGGTTGACATCTAGGCAGATTGGTGTTATAATATAGACATATTAACAGAGAAGGAGCGGTAATGATGGAACTGATTTTAGCATTCGTAGCAGGTATGATCGTAATGGACGTGATGTGGGCCTGGCGCATGGGCATCCCCCAGATGCTGTGGTATCGCTTCCGTAATCGCAACAACCCCCAACCTAACTTTGATCAGGAGTAATCATGATGAGTCATCTCGTAGCATTCTTCCTTGGAATCTTCGTGGCAACTGTGGGCATCACAGGTGTGGCCAGTGTGGCAGACAAGGGCGTTAATCAAGTTCAACAGGTAATGAAAGAGGCAGCTAAATGAGCAAGATGGCAGATCTCACATACGATATCGAGCAACTGTACATTGAGGGCCATTCGCCTAGGATGATCTCAATCATGCTGGAGTGCCCCATTGAACAGGTTTATGGATGGTTAGAAGAAGTAGGCCTTGATCCCGAAGACTACAGCCCGCATGCCACTATAAATAGTTAGATGAGCAAGTTAGAGTTCCTAGCAAGGCCCTTGGTGGCCTTTGATCCCTACAACAAGGATCACAGACGCTACTACGCAGAGTTCCTTGAACTCGGCGGTTGGGGTCGCTGCCCTGTGAGGTTCATCTGCCCAGAAGACACTGGCTTTGATCTGCCTACTATGATACAACGTAGTTTGATCAGCTACTACATCGATCGTGAGTTCGGCGGGGGAAAGTTGGCTCGTGACCGATCAGACATGCTGCGCCGCAAGGCCGACGCTCTCTACAAAGAAGCGGGCAAACTGCGCATTGAATCTAAAGCTCTGCTAAAACCCAGGCGGTCATAGGGTCTTTAGACATATCGGTTGACAGATTGGCGACTTGGTGCTATACTATAGGTATAGTGAATAACAAGGAGCGAAGATGTATCTACCATTACTAACTGAAAAAGAACAAAAGGCTGTGGTCCGCGCACTGCGTGGCTGGCAGTTTATCCGTAAAAATCACGGTAGCCTGTTCGATCGTGGTTCAGCAGACAGCTACTACGGTCGTTCACGTATTCCACACTACGGCGGCGTTGGTGGTGACTCTGGACCTAGGGTCGAAGTCACTGATGCCAAGAGCGTGTCTGAATACATGGCTG